TTTTTATAAAAACAAAAAATTTAAATCAAATCTTGTTAAGTCTCACTTTGGGAAAGATATAGATGCTGTAAGGTTTTCACTGGAGATAAAATGAAAGATAAAAATAAGCAATCTGTTAGTTGTCTTGGTTTTTGTGGTAAAAATTTTATGAGTATAGATCCTAAAACAAATAGAATTTGTAAAAAATGCAAAGAAAAGATGTATAATAAAAAGAACGAAATGGGCAAAAATTACTTTAATGAAAAAAAAACAGAGATAAATGAATAAACCAAAAGTTGCACTTATAACACCATCATTAGGTATGGGTGGTGCAGAAAGATGGATAGTTACTCTTGCAAAATTCTTCAAAAGATTAGAACCTTATTTAATTTTAAATTTAAGTGGTCAAAGCGATTCAATTTTATTAGAAGAAGTTCCAAGCAAAACAAAAATTATATCTGGTCTTTATTTAAGTTCAGATAAAATCATAAATATTTTAAGCGAAGCAGATGCAATTATTTCTTGGTGTTTTAATTTAGACTTAAGATTAAAGGATAAATTAAAATGTCCAACAATAGATGTTTCTCATAGTGACCCAACATGGGAAAACCACAAATCTTTGATTGATTACACATCAAAAAATTCAAAGTATCATGTTGGAGTAAGTAGGGTTGCTGCTTCAGCATATAAAAATAACAATTCAGATGTAATTTATAACGGAATAGATACAAAAAGACTTAAGGAAGTAAGAGGAAGAATTAAACAAAGAGAAGAATGGGATTGTGAAAATAACAAAGTAGTTATTTTTTTAAGCAGATTGTCAGAAGAAAAAAATCCTAAAATATTGCTAGATTGTTCTGATTTGTTTGATGAAAGTTGGAAGTTTTTATTTGTTAATACTGGCTCTATAAAAAATTATTTTAATTCAATTAAAAAAAACAATATCAAAATTATAGAAAAAACAAAATATGTTGGAGATTATTATTCTGGTGCAGATGTAGTAGTTCTTCCTTCAGACATAGAAGGAATGCCATTAGTTTTATTAGAGTCTTGGTTTTGTGGTGTTCCTGTTGTAACGACTAGGTATGATTCTTATGTTGAATTAGAAAATATGCATGGGGAATTATGTTTGTCAACAGAAGTAAGACCAACAGCACTTGAATTTTCAAATAAAATAAACCAAGCTTTTTATGAGGGCAGATGTTCTAAAAGAGTTATTCTTGCCAAAGATGTTGTGGAAAAAAATTATACTCATGAAACAATGATTAAAAATTGGGAAGATTATGTGTTTTTAAAAATGAAAGAATGTAATGATACGCAATAACAAAAAAAAATGGATATATATAGGACCACCAAAAACTGGAAGCACAGCAGTATCTTATATACTGACAGATGGAAAATACAAAAAAAATTATATTGCCGAAAGTTTAAGTATTAATTTTGAAGGAAAAGAAATAAATGGTCAACATACACCTTGGCCTCCTAAAAAATTAAAAACTAAATACAACAATCATACAGTTTTTATAAGTGTAAGAAATCCTTTTTCTATAATAGTTTCCCTTTATAATCATTGGAAAAATGGAAAAAATTATGGTCGTGAATTATTATCAAAAGATAAAACGCTTGAAGAATTTATATATCTTGTTTTAAAAAAATCTCTTTCTAATAATGGATTTTTTCACACCACAATAACAGATTGGGTTTATAGATATGATTATTTTATAAAACAAGAAAATTTATACAATGATTTAAAAATGCTGAATATTCACTCTAATGATTTTATTATTCCTTTAATAAACGGAAAAATAAATTCGACAGATTACTGGAAAGAAGTACATAATAAAAAAACAATTGAGATGACAATTGAATGGGCAGAAAAAGATTTTTGTAATTTTGGATACAGTAAGGACATTAATGCTTAATTATTTTTTTGGATTTTTTGGTTCTGATCGTTCTGGTAAATGGTGGACTCTTCGTTGTCAGCACATTAAAGATAATCCATCATGCATAGGTTGTGGCACAAAAAAAGATGTACAAGTTCATCATAAAATACCAGTTAGTGTTGATGTATCTAAAGAGTTGTGCAGAGATAACTTATGTACTCTTTGCAAATATTGCCATTTTGTTTTTGGGCATTTGCACAATTACAAAAATTATAATCCAGAAGTAATTAGGGATTGCCAAGAGCATTACAAAAGAGTAAAACAATTTAAAGTTAAAACTTTTCAACGACCTATTTCTTTATGGAGGACTATTATGACTAAGTTTTTTGGTTCTATTGCTTTGGTTTTTTTGGGCTATTCAATTTATGTTAGCCATATGTATGTAGTAGAAACTAACAAAAATACAACAATTAAAGAGCTTTTTGCTGCTGAAAATAGAATCTTGAAAGATGAAATTTACGCAGAGCGAAGCAAGCCAACTTATGAAAATGGCTATAGAGATGCTATTTTAAGGGCTGGTTCACCAAGTGGTTCTGGTGCATATCGTGATGGTTGGGAATCTTGTGCAAAGCTTTATACAGATGGCTCATGGACAAGCGGATATCATACAGCACTAGAACAATTCGGGTGGAAGAATGAGTCTACAGCATTTAAAACCAATAAACCTCAAAGCGTATCTATGAAATAATTTTTTGTCTTTTTGCCCTCATACTGTGTATTAGTATGGGGGCAACATGAAAAAAAAGTCACATAACAATACGACAGTTGGAAAAATATCTGGAAGATATTGGTGTTCTTTAATAAAGAATGCAAAAAGAAGAAATATAAAAATAACAGTAACAATGCAAGATGCTTGGGAAATTTTTTTAAAACAAAATAAAAAATGTTTTTATACTGGATTAAAAATAACGCATACAAAATATTTAAAAAGAATTAATAATAAAAATGTATACTCTTTAGGGACCGCTTCAATAGATAGAAAAAATAGCGAACTTGGATATACCAAAGAAAATATACAATGGGTTCATAAAGATGTTAACTACATGAAAATGAATTTAAACGAAAAATATTTTATAAAACTTTGTAAGCTTATATCTAAAAGATTCTAATAGAAGAGTACTTAAATGAAAATAATTCTAAACAATAATGATTTGTTGAAAAAAAAATGTTTAAATGTAGATTTAAAAACAGGATTTAAAGTTGCCAAAAGAATGGGTATGTTTTTAAACACATTAAAGAAAAAAACAAATAATAAAATAGTTGGTTTGGCAGCAAATCAAATTGGCATAAATGCATGTGTATGTATAGCGTTAAAAAACAGTAAGCCTTTTGTTTTAATAAATCCAAAAATAATTTCTTTTTCTAATGTAAGAATTAGAAATAAAGAGCAGTGTTTAAGTTATCCAGATGTAGAGCTAGATGTATACAGACATATGTGGATTGAAGTTTCTTGTTCTAATCATAAAGAAACAATTTTCTTTGGAAATGTTTCACTTGAAAGTGATACTATTAAAAATCTTGAGAGTGCTGTTGCTCAACATGAAATATGTCATTTAAACGGATTGACTTTTCATGATTTTCAATGGAACAATGCCCCAACACCAACGGAGTGGAACTAATATGCAGACTCATTATATTAAAAATAAAATGTCTTCAAGTGACAAGTTTTCCACAGAACTTGAAAGCATAATATACAATATTGTTCCAATTGATTATTTGGTTTCAGAAGAGATTCTTATAAAACAAATAACAACAGAAGCATCTAAAGAATTTTCTAGCAGAAGATACTTGTCTAAAGAGATAAGAGACACGCTTGCAAATATGATAAAAAATCATCATATAAAAGAAATATATGGATCAAAAATTGTAAAAGCTATTTTTTAAAAAAATAATGTCAAAGATTAAAAATAAAATATTTATTGATGTTTTTATAATTATACTGTCATTTATTGCATTATATTTAATATTAGGTCTATTTCTTTCTGATTTAATTCATAAAGACGATTGTAAGTGTATTGGTGTCTTAAAGTAAGGGGTATTTATTTATAGGCAAATTTCTCTAAGGAGGGGAACCCTATGAACAGATACTTTGAAGTTTGGGGCGTTCCACCCAATCAAAAGAATAGGATAAAAATTGCAGAATATGAAGAAATATATTGGCAAAGAGCAGAAAAAAAAGGTGCAAGATTAGAAGAAATTGGATATGAAAAAATTGTTATTTATGAAAAAACAAGAAATGATAGTGTTGATAAAGGAAGCTTGTTGTTGTAATATTTTAAAAGAGGATTTATTAAAAAGGAAGCAATGTCAATGAACATAAATTATTTAGCACCAATCAATAAACTTGGTTATGGGGTTGTTGGAACAAACATATACAATGAACTTATTAAAAAAAATAATGTTTCATTGTTTCCAATTGGCCCAATAGAATGCGATGATGAAAATTCAGAAAAAATAAGGTCTGGATTAATTAATTCTTCGTCTTTTGATTATGATGCACCAAGCTTTAGAATTTGGCATCAATGGGATATGGCTTTAAATGTAGGAAAAGGTAAAAAGTTTGGCCTTACATTTTTTGAAATGGATAGATTAAAAGAAAAAGAAATTCACAACTTAAATTTTTTAGATAAAATATTTGTTTGTTCTGATTGGTCAAAAAAAATAATTGTGGATAGTGGAATAAGTGCCGATAAGGTTAAAGTTATAAATCTTGGTGTAGACAACTCTATTTTTGATGAAAAAGAAATCGTTCCTTCTAAAACAACATATTTGTTAAATGTTGGAAAATGGGAAATAAGAAAGGGTCATGATCTAATAATAGATATTCTTCTTAAAGCATTTACTCCAGAAGATGATTTTAAATTAATAATGTGTTGTTCAAATCCTTTTTTAACTCAAGAAGAACAAAATCAATGGATTTCATTTTACGAAAAAAGTCCATTTTTTGATAAAATAATTGTTTTAAAGAATAGACTTGAAACACAAAAAGAAGTTTTTGATATTATGAAAAAAAGTGACATAGGTATTTTTCCATATAGATCTGAGGCTTGGAATTTAGAGTTAGCTGAAATGCTTGCTCTTGGAAAAAACTGTATAGCAACAAATTATTCTGGACCTACTCAATATGCTTTAGAATCAGGTTGCGAATTAATAGATCCAGATGGGATTGAATTAGCAAACGATGGCAAATGGTTTGATGGTAGTGGCAATTGGGCAAAATTAAATGAGTCTTATGTTGAAAGATTTGCCAATAAACTTAAGTTGTTACATCAAAAAAAACAGTCTGGAGAATTGATTAAAAATACTAAAGGTATAGAGTTTTTTAAAAAACATACATGGGAATCTATTGCCTCATATATATCTGAGGAAATTAAATAATGAAAACAAAAATATCTTTTCTTGTTTGTTCAAAAAATATAGACGGCATTCCTGCTATAGCAATAGATAAAGTTGAAGATCGCTTTTATATACCAACATTTGAAATTACGCAAGAAGATGTAAACATAGATTCTTTTATATGCGAAAAGTTTAATTTTTTAACTGGTGGCAACGCAAGCTACAAAAAAAACATTGGCGATACTAACATATATATATGCGGAACTATTGTTGATGGCGATTATTTTTCTATTGTATTTGGTTGCTATATACCAAGAATATTTGAACATAAAAATATTCATTGGGAATCAATGTCTATACTTGTAGAAGAAGATTTTTTTGACCAAGAATACAAAGAACAAATTATTTCATGTTTTAATTATTTTTCAAGATAGGTATAAATGAATATCAAAATATCCATAGAAGTAATTGACAACGAAATATCTTCTTATGTAGATATACCAAAAGAACTTAGTCAAGAACAACAACATGCATTTGCTTTAAAGTTTGCTTCTACTGTTTTTATGTTGCAAACAGGTGAAATATTACCATCTATTTTTCAGTCTGTGGTAAGTTCTGGAATTTTAACTAATCAAAAACTTTTTTCAGAACTTATTATTAGAAAAATATTAGATGGTTTTAATATTGATGCAGATAATATGCCAATGATTAATCCTAGTGATGCTTTTTTGTTTAGGGAAAAACAATGATTGAATCTAGAGTAATAGCCGATTCTATTAGTGATTCTGGCAAAAGAATAACTACCTTTATTTGCACTTTTCCAAGGTTTATTCTTGCAGAATTTAACACACACAGAATGCTTTCAAGAAACGCAGCAAGTTCTAGAGCTATGCCCATTAAAAAGTTTATAGAACAAGTTGCTAATTTTCCAGTAATGCCTGTCTATTGGGGAAAAGATCAGTCTGGAATGCAAGCTTGGTCTGAACTATCACCTTCTGATATACCTGTTGCAGAAACTATATGGTTACAAGCAAGAGATGCAATGATTCATTGTGCTCAAGAAATGAGATCTCTTGGAGTTCATAAACAAATTGTAAACAGACTTCTTGAACCTTGGTTTAATGTTACCGTTATAGTAACAGCAACAGAGCTAGACAATTTTTTTAAGCTTAGATGTCATAAGGATGCACAACCAGAAATAAATTCTTTAGCACTTAGAATGAAAGAAGCTTTAGATGAATCAAATCCTAAAAAAATCAATTTCGGAGATTGGCACATTCCTTTTGGCGATAAATACATAGAAGAAAAACTTAAGATTAAAGATAAGATTAAAATTGCTGTAGCTAGATGTGCAAGAGTTAGCTATTTAAATTTTGAAGGAAATATTGATCATGAAAAAGATTATGACTTACACGACAAACTTGCAGAGCAGGGTCATTGGAGTCCTTTTGAACATTGTGCTTCTCCGCTTCATGATCCAAAAGAATCATCTGGAAACTTTGTTGGATGGCATCAATACAGAAAGTCTTTTCAACAATGACAAAAAAAATATGTTGGCTTAAATGGGAAGATCCTTTTGACCCAAAAGAAAAAGACTCTAATCTTGAAATACAATCTCAAAAAGATGGTTTCATAGAAAGTCAAGACGATGAAATAGATAGGCATTTAAGAGTTATAGTTGGACCTTATGGCACAATACCAATAAATGAAAATTCAATAACAGGCAAGCTTTATAAAATGTGGGTTGGTCATTGCAATTTTGATATAACAAAAGACATATCAAATACAATAGAAAAAGTCCAAGGGGTTGAAATACTTAGAGTTTGGACAAGATATAGATTTTGGATAGGAGTAGGCAATTTATTTGACGATAATGTTGTTCATCAAGAAATAGAGTCTTCTATTTTTCCTAAAAAAATAAATGAAAGCGTTTCTATAAATGCATTATCAAAAGTTTTGTCTAAAAAATATAAGTTTTGGATAATATATTCTTTGCATAATGAAGAAATAAAAACTTTGGGCGGTGAAAGTAAAGATGCTATATTAAATACAATAAAAGAAATAAAAGACATATTGATTATTTCTTGTAGTTGGGAAAAATAATGCCTAAAAAAATGCAAGTTAAAAAAGAAATAACAGATTTAGATTTCAGCAACGCAGTTAAAAATCAAGATAATATAAAAATAATTAAAAAAGCTACACTTTCTTATCACAAAATAATAGATCAAGACGAATTAAATTCTTGTGGATTAGAAGCACTTTGGAAGTCTTTGCAGTGTCATAATGAAAAATATAATCAAAAATTTACAACTACTTTGTATAGATTTGTTGATTGGGAGTGTAAAAGAAGGCTAAGAAGAAAAAAGTCTTTAAAAAATAGTTTTTCTCATTTATTATCTAACGATTTTTCAAATCTTCTAATTAAGCAAAATGATCTTTCTTCTTACATAAATGAAAAAATAAGTTTGCTTGACAAAGATTTTAGTATATTATTAAGACAAAGGTTTTTTGATGGTTTTTCAGTAAAAGAAATTGGGGAAATAAACAATTGTACCCCAAGCATAATTAGGTATAAACTTTTAAAAGCTATTAAAAAACTTAAGTCTATTTGTTCAGATATTTAAAAACAGGAGATTGATATGAGCGATGTAAGAACTGCTGTAAGTCCAGAACAAGTTCAAAAAACAATGGGTATTGTTATTTCAACTTTGAAATTTGTTTCGACAATTATTCCAGGCGAAGCAGATGATAAAATTGTTGCTGTTATTTCTGCATTAGCACAAGAACCTTGGGTTATTCCAGCGGTTACATTTTTAATTAATAAATTCGACAACACAAAACCAATTACTTCTGAAGATTTTTTACTCGCTATAAAAGTAGCAAAAAATGAGGCTTAATCATGTTTAAAAAAGCACTGTTCTTTTTTTTAGTATTTTGCAATCTTACCTTTGCAGAAAACTTTATTGTTCCAGAACAAAAAATTGTTGGAGCAGAACTTCCAATTCCGTTGGGTGAGCTTGTAGATTTATCTATAAGTCCAATTCAATCTGCTCCAAAGTTTTTAGTTTCAACCACATATGCATGGAAAGTTTTTGATGGCTACACAGAGAAACGAATCCGCAACTATGAGAATGGCGTTTTCTTTGGTTCTGGCATACAAGCAAAAAAGCTTAAGGTCATTGTTTCTGTAACTCATTTATACATAGTTAAAGATAATGAAAAGCTTTTAGAAGCAGCTATTAGAACCAATTTTATTTCAACAGATGTTTTTATTGGTGAAGAAGAACCTAGTACTCCAATAGAACCAGAAGTTGAACCAGAATTTGGAGAATCAAAATATCAACTTTCTAAGTTTGTTTATGATGGCGTTAAGAATATTAAGCTATCAAAATCAGATAGGACAAAACAATGTGCTGCTATTGCAACATCTTTTGATGGTATTGCTGCTGCTATTGCTGCTGGAACAATAGCAACACTTGAAGACATACTAAAGAAAACAGCAGAATCAAATAAATTTGCACTAACCAAATCTGGTGGAGATAGAACAAAATGGGAATCTTTATTTACAGAAATACAAGAAAAACTTTTTGATCTATATAAAACCAACAAAATGCAAACTAAAGAAGATTTTGCTATTGCGTGGAGAGAAATATCTTCTGGACTTAAGTTAATAAAATAGGTGAAACATGTCTGAACTATCAAGACTTAATGGTTGGGCAGGAAAAGACAATCCTTCGCTTGTTGAAAGTGAATTTAATTTAATTAAAGATGACGGATCATTTAAAGACTTTAATGTTTATGGTAAAAGCCAAGACACTAAGGGTAAAAAAATGATGTTGTACGATGTTGTTCGTAAAGTTCTTGGTAAGGATACTGAGAATTATCCACAGGAGATCGGGGATTGTGTAAGTTTTGGTGCTAAGAATGCAATTGAATATTTAATGGCTACTGAAAAGCTTATGAAGGGCGATCACGAAAAATTTGAACCTATATTTCCTCCGTATCTTTATGGTATAGGAAGAGTTTTAGTTGGTCGTGGACAACTTAATGGTGAAGATGGTTCTTTAGGAAGTTGGATGGCAGATGCTGTTATTAAATATGGGGTTTTGCGTAGTAATTTTAATGGTGTTCCTAAGTATGCAGGAAGCGTAGCTAAAAAATGGGGCAATACTCCCGGACCAGATAAAAAGTTTATTGAAGAAGGAACTAGTCATCCAGTAAAATCTGCTGCTCAAATTAAAACTTGGGATCAATTAGTAGAGTCTATTGTGAATGGTTATCCTTGCACAACCGCTAGTGATGTTGGTTATACGATGACACCAGCAAACGATGGCTTTCATCGTCAAACAGATAATTGGGGTCACCAGATGTGCTTTATAGGCGTTGATGATAGGGCAGATGACCCATATGCCATTATTGTTAACAGTTGGGGTGATGCTCATGGCCAGCTTAAAGACTTTAATACTGGCGAATCCCTTCCTATTGGCACTCTTAGAGTTAGAAAGAAAGATGCTGAAAAACATCTTAGGGCTGGTGAAACTTTTGCATACAGCAATTTTGATGGATTTCAAGAACAGTTGATAGACAAAAAATTATTCATGCTTATATAGGATTTAAAAATGTCTAAAAAAAAAGATGATGAACATTTAAAACAACAAATAGATTACAATGAATTTTTAAATTCAATTAAAGATTTAATCTTAAGCACTAATGCTTATAAAAATCAAAAATTAAAACAATTTTCTATAGCAAAAGCATCTTATGATGCTCCACAATCAGCAAGAAATAATGCAAAAAAAGTTTTAGCTTGGAAAGAAAAATATGGAAAAGAATGCAAAGGAATGACTGCTGTTGGTTGGGCTAGAGCAAGAGACTTAGCTGGAAATGCTATGTTGTCTGCTGACACAGTAAAAAGAATGGCTCAATTTAATAGACACGGATCTAATTATGAAAAAGCTAAATCCAAACCAGAATATAAAACTAAACCTTGGAGCATTCCAGCAGTTGTTGCATGGTTAGGTTGGGGTGGAACATCTGGTATTGAATGGGCGATAAGAACAAGTCAATCAATTCTAAAAAAGAAAAAATAATTATGTTAAACCTAGTTATTTTTTTATTGTTTAGTCAAAACATAAATAAAGAACAGTTTATATTAATAGAAAAAGATTCTATTTCATTTTCTAAATTAATAAATGAAGTTAAAAAGAATACAAAACAAGAAGAATGTTTTACTTGACGGAGAAAAAAATAATGCGGTCGCATAAAAAAATACAAGAAATATTAGAAAAATCAGATACAATTAAAAAATACGATGCTATTGGTATTATAACAATAATAACAATTGTTAGTCTTGTTTTTCAAGGTATAAAACTAATACAATATTGCAAATCTTCTAAGGTTACAGCATTAATAATAAAAAAGGGTGGACCAATTGTAAGAATGTTTATTAGAAAAAACTTGTATAATAAAATAATTGAAGCAAATGTTCCAGAGAATGATGCTAAAATAATTTCTAATACAATAGTTGATCTTATACAATCTTTATCTATAAGTGAAATAACTAGTCTTTTAGAATTAGTTTTTAATGAATAATTAAATGTTTTTTTCTTTTAATTCTTTAAGTTTTTTTAAGTGACCGTTAGAGTATAATGCCTCTGTAAAATTTTCACCTATATTTTCTAAATAATATATTTCTTCTTCGCTAATGTTGTTAAAGTCTATATACCAAGGAATATGTCTACAAGCAAAATTTCCAGACAATCTCATGCTTTCATATCTATATCTTTTTATTTTTTGATCCATCGTAAATGTCATATCTGTAATTGCTCTATAAACATTTTCTTCTTCTGTTGGATACCAACATATGCTTTGATGATCAAATACTGTTGCTTTGTATGGATAATGATCTGGAATGTCATCCATTCTTAATGCCAGAGAAGCTTTTCTATCATATTTATTTATGCATTCTTTCATAATTTCTTGCCAATTGTATGGCATATTAGGATTTAGTTCAAGATCTGCATCAGAGTAAATGTAATATTCACAATCTCTAATTTTATAAATATCAGAACCAAAAAACACCCAAGGACCATGATTGGCATGTAATCTTAAAATTTTTATATCGTTTTCAATTTCTTTATACCAATCAAGAAGAGGAACATATGTAGATTTGTTATCTATAATTGTTATGTCTGAATTGCCATTTAATCTAAATAAATCTTCTACCATTTTCTTACATGTGGTTAACCTGTTTATATTTGTTAAAAATATAGGATAATTTACCATTATTATTCTCCAACTATTTTAAATTCTCCATTAACTATATCGTACACCTTATCTTTATGAATAAGCATTTTATATACAATTTGAGTTATGTCTAATTTTGTATTTCTAGTTTCTCCAATTCCACCTTTGTCACTAATTAAAAATTTAAATTGTTCTGTTAATACTGTTTTTTCTGGTGGATTAAAATGAAAGTAAGCATTAATGTAACTCTCATCATTTACTGGTGGCTCATAATTAATCTTTTTATCTTCTATTTGATATCCTCTTAAAACTTTGCAAAAATCTATAACCTTTTCTTTTTTTCCACCAAAAAAAGCACCATAATAATAAGTGTATTTTAATTTACTGTCTAAAGGAACATAAGATTTTCCAGTTTTATTTCTATCAAAACCTTTTCCATTAGATAACCAAGAACGATTCCCATAATGTTCTCCACCAACAAGATCTCCCAAAAACCATGACTCATCAAAGTTTTTATCTATATTTGTATCTGCATCAAAATAATAAATATAATCACAATTTTCTTTTTCAAGCTTTATTATATTTTTAAATTTTGAATTTGTTCCTTCATGCCAATGACTATGATTTTCTTTTATGTAAACAACATTTGCATTTGGCAAATAATTTATTGGACTTAAGTCAGAAAACAAATAAAACTTTATATTAAATTCTCCTTTATAATAATGATTAAATTTTTTAACAAATCTTAGTCCAAGAGCAAAATATGAATTTGTGCAGACAATAACAATCGCTATTGTTTTTAATGAAAAACATTCATTTTCTGGAATTACTATTTCTTTTGTGTCACTGTATATTATTAATTTTTTAATTTCATTGGGTTTTGTGTCGCCAAAAACATCGTTTGATGCTTTTACAAAACCAAAATTTTGAATTTCATATTTTAATATTTCTGTTACATCTACATCTCCATATGTTGCTTTTTTAATGTTCATATTTTCCTTTAATTAAAACTGTTTGTGTGTATAATACATATATTAAAATGTTAAGGAGTAAATAACAATGTTTGAATTGCCTAATGTTAGTTGTTTTTGTCCAACATACGGAAGAACTAAACTTCTTATGGAGTCTGTCAATTGTTTTTTAAATCAAGACTACAAAGGAAAAAAGGAATTAATTATATTAAATGATTTTGATCAACAAGAACTTATTTTCAATCATCCAGAAGTTAGAGTAATTAATTCAAAAAAAATAAAAAAATTAAGTGATAAATTTAATGAGTGCATTTCTTATTGTTCTGGAGATTATATATTTGTTTGGGAAGATGATGATATTTTTTTACCTTGGAGAATATCTTTTTCAATAAATAATTTAGATGAAAACGGTTGTTTTCATACAAGACAAGCATTTAAAGAAATTGGTCATAAAAAAATTGTTTTTTCTGATAACTTACATCATTCTGCATTATGTATGCACAAAGATTCTTGGGAAAAAATTGGGTTTTACTCAGAATCTGATAGCACTAATATAGACACGCTTCTTTTTGATAAAATTAAAGATGAATATGGAACTATACACCAACAAATAAATAATGAAAATATTTATAATATATATAGGTATGAAACAACAAATCATTATCATGGATCAAGTATAGGTCAAAACTTTTCTGAAACCGTTCCAGTCTATCTTCAAGAAAAAATAAAAAATAAAGAAGAACCAACTGAAGGAATAATTATAAAGCCTTATTGGAAATATGATTATGTTGAAACAGCAAATCTTTTTTTAAAAAACTCAATATAACCCATTGAATCTAAATAAAAAATAAGTAAGAATCTCCTTTGTCTTATCGTTATTATGGGTGTATTTATCCCTGCTGGTAATCGCCAGCCTTACATACCTTTAAAGTTTCGCTTATCCTTGCGATCAAGCAAGGAATATGGAGTTTTTTTCATGTCTATTCAAGAATTGCAAAATTATACTGCTGTTTCCAAATACGCTAGATGGGTTGAATCTGAAAAAAGAAGAGAGACTTGGGATGAAAGCGTAACTAGAATTAAGGATATGATGCTTGAAGTTCATCCTTCGTTAAAAGAAGATATTGAAAAAAATTATGGAATGATTAAAGATCAAAAAATATTAGGTTCACAAAGAGCATTACAGTTTGGTGGCAAACCAATCCTTAAGCATAATGCAAGGATATTCAATTGTTCTGCTAGTTATTGTGATAGATTGAAGTTTTTTCAAGAGTGTTTTTACTTATTGCTGTGTGGGTCTGGAACTGGTTTTAGTGTACAAAAACATCATGTCGAGTTATTACCAAAGTTTTCATCCACTAGATTAGATCCAGAGACATGTTGCTATCAACATCTTATTCACAGAGTTGAAGATTCGATTGAAGGTTGGGCAGATGCTCTTGGCGTTCTTCTTTCCTCATATTTTGAAACTCCAATAAAAGGGTTTGAAAAATACAAAGATATTGAAGTTGGATTTAGTTATGTAGACATAAGAGAAAAGGGTTCTCCTATGGGTTGTGGTATAGGTAATGCTCCAGGTTATCAACCATTGGAAAAAGCATTAGAATCTACTAGAGCATTGCTGAATAGATGTACTGCAAATGGACAAACAAAATTAAGAACAATAGATGCATTCGATATAGTTATGTTTGCTGCTGATGCTGTTATTTCTGGAGGTGTTCGTAGGTCTGCAACGATAGCTTTATTCTCTGCTGATGACGAATTGATGATTAATGCAAAAACTGGCGATTGGTATTTTACTAATCCCCAAAGGGCTAGGGCAAACATCTCTGCATTACTTCATAGAAAAGATACTTCTAAAGAAGTATTTGAAAATCTATTTAAGGCAACAAAAGAGTTTGGAGAACCAGGCTTTTTCTTTGCTGATTATTACGATGTCTTATGCAATCCATGTTGTGAAATATCATGGATAACTAGGCACTTCTATAAGAAGGGTAGTCCAGAACTAGCCGAGGCTTTGTCATTATATGAAGGACCAATAACAACAAAAGAGTCATGCAAAGATGACATGCCAGAAGATGAGGTTGGTCTTTCTGGTTGGGGGTTCTGCAATTTATCAACCATTAATGGAAAAACAATAACATCAGAAGAAGACTTCTATGAAAGATGTGCTGCTGCTGCGTTTATTGGTACATTACAAGCATCTTTTACTAGTTTCCCATACTTGGGTCATGTTACAGAACTTATCGCTCGCAAAGAGGCTTTATTGGGCGTTTCAATTAATGGTATGCAACATCACCCTAAAATATTATTAAATCCCAAAATTCAACAAAAAGGTGCTGAGATAGTAAAAAGTATAAATAAAAAGTATGCTTCTATCTTAAACATAAGTCCTGCTGCTAGAACAACTTGTATCAAACCAGAAGGTAATTCTTCTGCTTTATTGGGTTCTACATCGGGCATTCATCCAGACCATAGCAGAAGGTATTTTCGTATTGTCCAAGCTAATCAGATGGAAGCACCTTATCAGTATTTTAAAAGTGTTAATCCTCAAGCATGTGAACAATCTGTTTGGTCATCAAATAAAACGGATGATTGCATAAGGTTTTGTGTGCAAAGTCAAGATGGAACTGTATTGAAAGAACATGTAAGTGCTATCTCTATGTTAGAAGATGTTATCTCCACCTACAGTAATTGGGTCATTTTTGGTAAAAGTGAAGATCTGTGCGTTAGAAAAGAATTAAATCATAATGTGTCTAACACAATACATGTGCAAGACAATGAATGGGATTTAGTTATGGATTATATCTATAAAAACAAGGCCGATCTTGCTGGAGTGTCTTTGATTGCATCTAGTGGAGATAAAGACTACAATCAAGCACCATTTACAGCAGTGTATTCAATAGATGAACAAATAAAGATGTATGGTTTTGAGGCTACATCTAAAGCTTACGAGTTATATCCTAAATTTTCTGAGTATGGTTTTGATTCTTTGTGGAATGCATGTTCTTGTAATCTTGGCTATTTTGAGCCAATAGGGGAAAAACAAGAAGAATGGAAAAAATTAATTGATGCATATTCTTGCGAGTTTTTTAATTCTAATATAAAATATGCAACATATGCACTTAAAGATGCTTCTAACTTAGATCTTTGGAATAAATTAATTGATAGTTATTCTTCGGTTAATTATTTGGACATAAAAGAAGAAACTTCTACAATAGACATGCAGGGAGAACTTGCTTGTGCTGGTGGAGCTTGTTTAGTATGATGAGATCAAGGACAAGAAAAACAAAAAGAAAATCTTGCAGGATAAAAGGACTAAGAAAGGAGAGAATAAAAAGTGTTAAGAAGAGGAAAAGTTAAAGCTTTTGGTGCTCCATTTAATACAAAATATTCAAGTTGTTCCAATCTTAAGCCAACTTTATTTGATTGGGATGCATATGAATCAGACATACATGTCTATATAGACTATGCAATAGTTAACCAAGGACATTTGTCGCCAAAAACTATTTCAAGATTAAAAATTGGTTGGCTTTGTGAATCCAATGAAATTTATTTAGATCTTTATAATTATATAAAAAATAATACTCAAGATGTTTTTTCCAAGTTCGATTATATTTTTACATCAGATAAAAGCCTTCTTTCTTTAGATAGAAGATTTAGATTTTGTTTTTCTTGTAGTAATATACCTTGGACACCTAAAGATTCTTGGGGCATATACCCAAAAACAAAAATATGTTCTATGATTTGTTCAGAGAAAAAAATGTGTTATGGTCATCTTTATAGACATCAAGTAGCACAAATATATATGGGCGATGTGGATATTTATGGTGGTGCTTTTGGATCTCCATTTACTGGTGAAAAATACGATGGCTTTTATAAAAAAGAAAATGCATTAAAAGACTACATGTTTTCAATAGTTATACAAAATAATTTTAAGCCTCATTTTTTTACAGAACATTTAACAGATTGTTTTGCATATGGAACTATACCTATATACTTAGGCGATCCAGAAATAAATAGATTTTTTAATGGTAATGGAATATTGAAATATCAAGGTGGATTTGATATTAAAACTTTAAGTATAGATATGTATAATAGCAAGATAGATGCAATAAATGAAAATCTTGAAATAATAAAGAAAATGCCTATGTCTGATGATTATCTTTATCTTCAGTGTTTAGAAATACTTGGAGTAAATAAAAATGGATAAATTTCAAGTTGGAGATGTCATTTGTTTAAAATCTGGTAGTATGCCAATGACTGTTGTAAATTTAAATGCTGAAACTAATGAAGTTTTAGTTGCTTATTTTGACTTAGATGCAAATGTTATGAGGGATGGTTTTCCTCCAGATGCAATAGAATTTACTCATGATGCTTGGAAAATGAAGTATTGTGTCAATCTTGAAGAGGAAACAGACGAAGATGAGGACAAGTATTAATGCCAACATATCAGTATCAATGCGAAAATTGTTTGTATTCATTTGAAAAAGAACAGTCTTTTTCAGAAGAACACATCAAGAAATGTCCAAGTTGTAAAAAAAATAATTTATATCAAGTTTTTTCTGGTGGTTTGATGAATTATGTTAAAGGTGGAGAAACAATAGGTCATATAAGTGATGCTAATTTTAAACGAGAAGGAGGTAAAATCAAAGAAAAGATTGCAAAAGAAAAACAAGAAGCAGATGATAAACTTCCTTGGTGGAGATCTGGAAAAATAAAAGGCTTAGAGAAACAAGAAAAGCCAATTAATTTAGACAAGATATCAAACAAAAACGATTACATAACTAAGGGGAAAAAATGACGGAAAAACTTGTTGATGGTGGTCATGTTTATATAAAGTGCAGTAATTGCAACAAACCACTAGTCGATCTTTTGATTGTTGGTCCAAATGCAAAAAAACCAGATGGAACACCATTTATTTGGAATTGTGTTGCTAATTGTTGTTATTGTTCAGATAAAAGTTTTAAAACAGAAGTGTTTGGAATTTTTAGGGCATCGGGTATAATATCAGAAATAGATTCAGAAAATTACAAAGAGATTACA